TTTCCTACGGCGATCCATACCGCATCAAGTGGCCGCCGCCTTTAGTGTATGGGGAAGACGCTGCGCTCCTGTTTAACATCATAAAGCAAGCCAGGATAGTTACGAATACCCCAACGCAGAACGAAGGCTGTGTGCTTCTTATGTTCAAAGGTAGGTGTGACTAGGTAAGCAGGGACTTCCATCGTCTCAGCCTCCGCTACGGCCTTCTCAGGCATAGGCCTCATGCGTTTCCTTATCTCCGCTGCTGTCATGTCTGTGTCATAGATGCCACGAGATCCACAGCCTAGCTTGTAACAGTTGTACATCATAGTGCCGCCATCATTCTTAGCGGTGAAGGTGCCTCTGCCGTTACAGGCAGGGCAGTTGCCACGATGTGTCTGTCCGTCACCTAGTGCTAGACTCTCAACGTAATCACGAAGGTTCATCGTCATCATTCCCTCTGGCTGATAGCGCCCTTGATGCACCACTAAATGTGTTGACCATGTAAGGCTTGACTGACCCAATGTCTTTGTGTCCTGTCACCTGCATGATACCTGCAATGTCAACCCCACCCTCCATCATTTCTGTCACTGCGGTACGGCGTAAGTCCATGGCAGTCAGGTGCTTAGGTAGGTTAGCTTCTTCTAGTACATCATTGATAAGATAGCTTATTTCTAGTTTATTGTATGGTGAGTATGCGTTGCAGCGTGGCTTAACACGAGGCGCAACGTACTCTTGAAACCCAAAGTCTTCCTTTTGCTGGCGCAGCATATCGCACAACCCTTTCGATATAGGGAGGTGTATCTCTGCGTTGCGCTTGCTCTGTGTCAAATCCAAGCGGCACTGAGTTAAGTCTAGCTTATCCCACTTGAGAACACGCATATCACCAACACGCTGCCCCCAATCGTATGCCATGTGGACGATCAGACCAATGCTGCGCCAGCGGAAGTCGCCATAAGCTGTTGCAAGGAATGTCTGCACTTGATCCCGGCTCCAAAGTACACGCCGTGGTTGACCAGACCTGGTTTGTACGAGCGACACTGGATCGTGCGTCATTACGTCATGTCTCATTGCATACTTCCACGCAGTAGAGAGCACAGACCTACGATAGTTAGCTGTTCTGATACCAACAGAAAGCCAAGCCTCGTAAGCTTGAGTGAGATGACGTACCTTGATACTCTTATGGCGATAATCCCCAAGAGCCTTGCCTTCCACCACTGTCTTGCTAACCGCAGCAAGATGGGTGTCATAGTCTTTCTGTGTAGAACCCGCCAACCGACCAAAGACAGCGGATTTACTATAGAAATCAATGACATCCTGTAGTGTAGAGGAGGCCTTGGGGATATTCATATTACTTTCCTTTCACGTTTATATACCAGACATATAGGAAACCACCAAGATAAGCAAGAGCTACGGCTAGTGGCAACGAGTGCATTAGAATTTTGGATACCATGCTTCCCCCATGTCTACATACTGTTTGACATCCTCTGCGATAAGCTCCAGAGCCTCTGCTTTGTTGCCAAGCCAGAGTGCATCATCAATCTCACGCATCAGTTGGTTGTAATAACCTGTGGCTGGCATGAGATTGGTTGTGTTGAAGGGGTACACTGTCATAACTTTTGCACTCTGTCATTGCTGAATGATGCCAGTTCTTTCTCTGCTGCTGTCTTGAAGATGACACGGCGCACACTGGTACGCTTGAACAGTTTGATACGGGCCTGGTTTGCATCGTATGGAGTAAACACTGTGGTGACATACTCACCATCAGGCTGACCCACACTAGCGTAGACTTTGATAGCTCTACTTGCAATCATGATGGTGTCTCCTCTTCATCTTCTTGCCACTCCTTGTAGTTCTCATACTCATTGTCTAAGCCATAGTCATCTATCAGTTCAGAAGGGATATTGCCAGCCCAATCTTCATCATCGAAGTCAATCGAATAGCAATCATCTGTACCTTCTACGCTGTTGTACTTCCCAACAAAACACATACCACACTCATAGTATGTAGCCTCAACAGTACAGTCTTGGTTGTTTGCTGTGAACGTGTCATAGGCTGTGACAGGGGGCGACCATGCTGAGTCAAACCAACCAGCGATAGTAGATGTACCATCCTCATTGTCCTCATACTCTAACCCTTCAGGGTCAATCTCCCACTTGGTTCCCCAGCTATTGACACGCCAGTTATACCAGTCATCTCCTACTGAGGGCATAGGAACCATAGCGTGTAACAAGCCAGCCTCACCCTCTTCAGGTTTGGTGTTGGTTTCATCCCACAATGCTTTGATCTTAGCAGTAGGCCCACTGATTATTATGCTGTTGTTGCACCAGTTAGGCATTACACTGCCTCCTCAATCAGAACGTAGCGTGTGTACTGTTGACCCGTCACAGGGTGCTTACCCTTCACGCCATCAATACGATAGCCAGCCTTGCGTAGCTCAGAGATACGCTTAGTGAACGACTGGATGCTGTAGTCCAGCATAGCTTCACGCAGGGTCAGACCCTTGGTTGCACGAAGGTGCGCCAGGATCTTAGTGTTTTGTGAGTTAGTCATGTCTGTTTCTCCTGTGTTAGACATTGGTAGGTTATTCATTCCAGATAGCTGCGTCAATGTCACCATTTTATCACGTCACATTTCTGCAACACACTTATTCTCCCGTCTCACTGTCATAGAACCAAGCGTCAGGATCGTCAGGCAATACGCTAGACCTCCAATGCTCAGGGTCACCATTCTCATTCATAGGGTGGCGAAAGTTAAACATATATCTCAGGCTATGTGCCTTATCACGCAGGTCACGGAGTTGTGACAGGCGAACGTCCATCATCTCAATTGAATCATCAATCAAGGCGTCCATACAGTTGTATACTTCCAGCAGTTTAATTACTTCATCACGGGTCAGTTCTGTTTTCAGTTCTTTAGTCATTGTGTTACCTCTATCTCTGTTTTGATACCTTCCATGCGGCTGTAAGTAGCAGCCAGCCTGTCTGCCTCTCGCATATCTGTCACTGTGTGATAGCACAGGGGTTTGTGTGTTATCTTGCTGGTCAATATGATGCGTATCATGATCCAAGTAACTCCTTTACTTTGACCAGCACCTTGGCACGATCAAGGTAGAATTGCATCAGCTCAACGTCAGCATAATCAACATCACCCCAGCCCGTAGTTTCTACGTCACCCTCGATCAGATCTTTGAGCATCAGCAATTCACTCGTGTACAGTTCTAGTTTATCCATTTGTTTTCTCTCCTGTTCTTACCGTTACTAGTATAGGGAATCATTGGTGGGCTGTCATCAATTGCAATCTGACCAGTACCACTCAGTATCTTCTTCTTCTATACTGTGAAACTTTACTGTGATACAACCCTTGCCAGCATCTTCCGTAACTCGCCACCAAAGGTCACGACTGTCATGCACCATAGCATCAAGCCATTCAAAGAATACTTCTCTATCCATTTGTTTTCTCTCCTGTTCTTACCGTTACTAGTATAGGGGGTATCATTGGTGGGTGNNTTTATAGGTCATTAGTTTAGCCTCTTTGTCAGGAAGATTATGAGCTTGTCCACGTTGTCAAACTCTTCGTGGAATGTGGGCCTACCATCGGCATCTCTACATGTGTATCGTAATACAGCACACTCTGGAAGATCTTGATAATCCCGTAACTTAGGGTTCATATAGTCCACAAAGATCTGACAGGTGTTGCCATGAAGCTCATCTTTCTGGAGTGATGGGCTGCTCTCATACTTACATGAGCTATTCTTCCAGCCCAGCGGTGACAATGCGTGAAAGAGTTTGTTGAGTGTGTCATAATTGTCATAGTTTTGGTGCGGTACGTCTGCGATAGCGTAGATCATGTTACACCGCCTCTCTAGAATACTTTGCCATAAGCTCAGCATCCAATTGTTTTGCCATTAGCTTTGGCGAGTTGTGGTCATGTACGTTCACGAATACATAGCCCCTGTCTGTGCCACCCATGCGCCACTCACCACGCCATCCCAGCCTGTCAAGTAACTTCTGAGCCGCATATGCGTGGTTGCCCTCTACATCAAGGCTATGATCCCATTCCACAGTATAGGTTGAACCCCTGTGACCACTGGAAGTCATGGCCTTTACTCGTGCATCTTTGGTAGCTGTAGGGCCAAGGTATTTTGTCATTATAGTTTGCATGTTATTCATCCTCATTGTTGTCACTAAGTGGGAAATACATAAACGCAGCCCCAGCGATTGATAAGCCCAAGCATAGGGCAAAGATTAAAAGTGTTGCCATCGTGTTACACCTCCACCACAAAGCCGGATGTATCACGCTTTGCCTTGCCCTTGGCATACAGCGCCACGATGTGACCACCTTTAGGATCTAATATGCGCAGGTCATCAGCGTCACCATTGACCACAGGCAAGCCCTTCCAAGTCTCTTTGGTCATTGCTTCACGGAATACCACAGCCGCATTCATGCCAGCCGCCAAAGCTTTGTCCAACTGTGCCGCATAGGTAGCATTCGCACCGCTATAGCTCCAAGTCAGATGGTAGTTTGGTATATGTGAGACCTTGCGATTGCTGATCTTTGTGTAGTCGTAAAACTCCACCCGTGGGAATAGCTCAAAGATGGTATAGCCATCAATCTTTATCAATTCCCAGCGAATGTCTGTTGTGCCATTTAGTCTGACCACAGGCTGAATATCCCTCTTGTTACAGTAGGCGACAAACTTATTTATATCGGTGACAAGCTGGTTCATAAAACCATCACGATCACGATAAAACCATTGCGCTTTGCGTTCACGGGCAGCTTGAACGCTATTCATTGCGCCACGTCCAGCGGTATTCAGGCAAGCGTCAATACACCCAGCTTGTTCTGCCATGCTGCAAGAGTTGAATGATTTACCATCGACCATTACTTTCCATGGCGTCATGTAAAGAATGGCAGTAAGGTATTCATCACCGTCACCTTTGACAGTTTTTGCGTTAGTGCCTACGCCTAGCAATTTATAATGTGACATGGGTCAACCTCCAATCGGTTTATATTTAGCGGTAATACAAAAGCTAAAACATAGCTTGCCAATCTTTACAAAGCGGATGCCGCCTACTTTACGGGTGCAAATGTTAAACATGGGTCTCTCTCCAAAGTTAAACTATCCAGAGAGTAGGCACCGGAGCGCCTACCTGTCAAGAAAGTTTTTATGCTGTGCGCCAGACACGGATCACGCGGTTGTCTTTATCTGTGCGGTAGCAGAATTGCATCCCGTTGTTATTGGGTCGCTTGCATTGAGCTTGGATTGCTACCCTTACACGAGCGGCCACACGGATATAGTTTAGCGTGGTGGTCGGGTCTACTGGCACAGCAAAGCTATCATTCACTTTCATATCGAAGAAAGGGTATTTATAGAATGCGCGTCCATTGCGTATTGCGTTGTGAAGCTGTACGTTCTTTTCGATTTTATACATGGTATTTCCTATCTTATGTCTAGTGGTTAGGTTTGGTCGGTCATAGATTGGTGAAGATACACCACGAGATAGGCACAATCCTGGCTGCACCTATCCTAGCTATATCTTTGACCAGCACTATAGGCGGACTGATTCAAGTCACCGCTCTCAAGCCCCGTTCTCAAGGACATTCTGTGCCTACTTCCCTTGCTCAATGTCACAGGTTTTGTCATGCCTGATCCAATCGGGTATCGTCACGGCGGATGCTTAAACCGCCCATTCGCTTGGCCTGAAGTCTGTTGGCCTGTTGTGTTGCCCTATCGTGGGCAGATTCGGTTTAGTTAGTCAAGTTTTTTATTCGGTCTTAGTTTTATTCGGTCTTGTATTCTGTGCGGCTCTTCTATGCGGCTTGATCGTCTAGGACGCTGACTTGTGCTAGGTCTGAACCTTGTGCGTTTCGCCTTGTCGCTTTCGATGATTCAAATTAGCAATGGGTTTTCAAATACTCAAGAAAAAACTTTGTCTGATCACGAAATAAGTTTAACTCTTTGTTTTGTTTAGGTTTAAACTGTAACATTTCATTTGGACTTAGGCAGAGTTTAGCTAAGGCGTTGATCTTACTTGATAAACTAATTACTGCCTCGCGGATGTAATACTACACGCGCGAATCTATTACCTAACGCAATCGGCATGGCATTTAGGGGGTGGCATATTTGTGATCACAAAATAGGGGTGGTGGGTGTATGGTTATGCATCCCTTTTGCTTTTGTGATCACAAACTTTTAAACCACCCTAAAAAAGCCCTATTTCACGCATAATCTGACGAGGTAACAGTTAAGGAGCACAACAAAATCAAGCGCTTACAAGGAAAGGCACCCGCATAATGCGCGGCATGGGTAAAAACGAGGGGGCGCGAGGGCCAGTGGCGGGTACTAGGTATACGTATATACACAAATACACACACGGGGTTTTTAGCTTTGCCCTAGTTTTGCCTTATTTGGTAGTACATATGTGGTATTTACATCACAGTACGTTACAGAGTTGTAACATTTAGTAACATCTTTGTGATTATACACATTTTAGGGGTTGACTAGGGTGTTTTGGTGAGTATAACTGCGGAGCAGGAGCAGACAGAGTTTAACTTTCTTAGTTTAACTTAATACAAGTAATAAATAATAAATAGTTTAACTATATAAAGAGTGTGTTAATAAAGATACTGGACATAGGAAGAGTTTAACTATAGAAAGTTTAACTATAGTGTTGACACTCTTCTTTATAGTTTGTACACTATACGTATGTAACACACATAAACTTGTATAAATATAAGTGTTACACTACTGGTACGTGTTACAAACGATATGTGTAACTCTCCTTCTGTCTCCTCTCTCCTAACACGTAGTTTGCGACACGTACCACTTCTTTACCAAGAAAAGTGTTGACAATGCCTTCTAAACCCGTACAACTATACGCAGATGATAACGTACTTGAAGAGTTTTACTCTGCTTTAGCTGACGGTAGTGCGCATCGTATACGCCGTATTCACATCCCACGTAGTGATGTATTCTATGTACGTGCTGCTATAGAGGCTGACACTGGTGTGCGGTACTCTTTAGATCACGTAGAGAGAGCTATGTACTTAGAGGGGATGCTAAGACGTAGTGATGTGTTAGACCCTGATAGGAAGAGACCCTATGCCGATTGATTATCGTGGTGAGACCTTTGAAGGTTACAACAAACCCAAGCGTACACCCAAGCATCCAACTAAATCCCACGCAGTACTTGCCAAGGAGGGTGACACCATCAAGCTCATCCGCTTTGGTGAGCAGGGAGCATCAACAGCAGGTAAGCCTAAAGCAGGTGAGTCTGACAAGATGAAGAAGAAACGTGCAAGCTTCAAAGCTAGACACGCTAAGAATATCAAGAAGGGTAAGATGTCTGCTGCGTATTGGGCTGACAGGGAAAAGTGGTAATGGCTAAGTCTCCTACTCCAACAAACAAAAAGCTGTATGCTAAAGTAAAGGCTGAAGCTAAGAAGAAGTTTGACGTATGGCCCAGCGCTTATGGCTCTGCTTGGCTCACTAAGACATACAAAGCACGTGGCGGTAAATACAGTGGTACTACAGCTAACAAGGTTAAGAAGAAATAATGCCTGTACATGAGGTGCCGGCTACCATCTTCTTATAAGCGTCTAGGTCTGCTAACCTTTAATGACGCGGCATAGAGCGGCAGTGGGAAGTTACGAACTCCCACTGTCCGTTCCGAAACAGCTAACAAGGTTAAGAAGAAATAATGCCTGTACATAAAGTAAAGGGTGGATACCAGTGGGGTAAGACTGGTAAGGTCTACAAGACTAAAGCTGCAGCAGAGCGCCAAGGTAAAGCTATTCGTGCTTCTGGTTATGCTAAAGGCGGCTTAGGTAAGTGGTTTGGTGAAGAGTGGACTGACGTTAAGACAGGTAAGCCTTGTGGGAGACAGAAGGGTGAGAGTAGATCTTATCCAGCTTGTAGACCAAAGGCAGTAGCTTCTAAGATAAGTAAGAAAGAAGCAGCAAAGAAGACAGGCCCAAAGAAAGTTAAGTGGTCTACAACAGCATCAGGGAGAAAACGAACATGAAGAAGGTGTGTCCTAAGTGTAAGGGTAAAGGTTGTTCTCACTGTGGTGGAACAGGTTATCATGAAGGTATGAACAAAGGTGGTATGATGAACAAAGGTATGAAAGCTCTAAAGAAAGAAGCACCAGAAGTAGCTAAGAAGATGGGTTACATGAAGGGTGGTATGACTAAGAAGATGGGTTACGCTCATGGTGGCTTGGCTTGTGGTGCAGATGTAAAACCAGCACGTCCAATGAAGAAGAGTAAGTAATGAAGTATTATCTTAAATACAAAGATGCCCTAGAAGCTAAGGGCTACCGTGTAGATGAGCATGGCTACGTGTGGGACTCTGCAGGTAACCAGTCTGCTGGTGAAGACAACTATGGTAACGTGCAGAGTAAAGATGAGAATGTTAACTACATCTGTGCAGAAGCTGAAATGGCAGCTACTAAGCCTAAGAAGACTAAGAAAGCTACACCTCCTCCTGGCAAGAAACGTGCTCGTACAGCTAAAGGTCACTACGTTAAGGATGACCCTAACACACCAGAGAATGAAGCGTGGGTTGATGAGTAATGACTACGGAGCGTAACTTCACTACAGATACAGCAGCTATAACTGTTACCGCTACTGCAGGTGGTGCCAGTGCTAATCTTGTATATACGTGCCCTCCACGTCATGATGCTACGATAGATTTCTTGCACGTTAGTAATGGAGCTACTGCTACACAACACATAACGCTTCAGTGGTATCATGCAGACACAAATACTTATCACCACATACTAAATGATAAGGCTATACCTGGTAAGGATGTCTACAATATCATTACTTCTGACAGAATACACTTACATGCAGGGGACAGTATTTCTGCTTTTGATGGTTCAAGTGGTAACATAGAAGTGTTTATCTCTGTAAGAGAGTTTTACAACCCTAATCGCTTACCCTCCTGAGTATAACGAATAGCGGGTATGCAAACTTAGTAGAGGTAACTGTCTGACATATGTGTATAACTATGTACGTCCCTAGCAATGAAGCTAGGCTTAACATAGGAAACACTACAATGTTCGCACTTATCATCAAAACATTCACAGACTTCTTGGCAAGCTTACAAAAGGCACAACAAGCTCGTGCAGACTACTGGATTCTCACTAACATGTCAGACAAAGAACTTCATGACATCGGTATCGCACGTGGTGACATCCGCAATGTCGTGGCTGAATCGTTCAAATAGTCTTGCATTACTGATTTGTATGAGTATAACTACAGCATGTAGTAATTCAAATGTGGTCTTGCCTTCCTCTTGCCCTGCTAATGATAGCAAATGCCAACGGAACTTAGATGCACAAACTCTTACATACATCGGTCAGAAAGATGCCGCTCTACAGCTTATGTGCAGTGACCCTGATCTCCGTGATGTTATTGGGGATGACTGCGCAGGCTGGTGATGTTACTGGTGACTTCTCTAATGGTTACGATAACTCTACTGTAGACAGTAACAACACTGACGAGACTGTGACTAACAACTACAATGCTACTGGTGCTGGGAGTGCTGCTCCTGTCATGAGTGCGATAGCACCTACTATGATGGGCGGTGGAGGTAACGATAGTTGCTTACTGCCTAGCTCTACAGGAATACAGGTTAGCATCATTGGTATATCTCGTGGCGCTATGCAACAGGATGAGTCTTGTAACAGACGCAAGAATGCTAGGCTCTTAGGCGCACCACAGCAAGTAGGTGGCTTAGGATTACAGGTATCAGCTATATCTGTATTATGCCAAGATCCTGTCGTGTTCAGGAGTATGATGTTAGCGAATACACCATGCCCTATCAACGACAGTAAGACGGGAAAGCTGCTCATGGGGAAGGCAGCAATAAAAAAGTACAGAGAGAGTCCAGCGCTTTACATAGTTGGGTATGAACTTGACACAGAGTTTTGGGATACCCTTTTAAGGGTAGGAGAGGAAGACACAGATGAAGAGAACATTGAAGACGATACTCCTAAGCTCAGCCTTAGTGACCGTTTCCGTAGCAGTAAACGCAGAGTCGTTGCCACCCCCTGATTATTCACTGACGGGACAAGAAAAGATCGACATGCTTATCGCTTCTATTAGTGATATCCAAGACCGCATAACGGATAGTGCAGTTTTAACTGTAGGTGCTGTAGGTTATGCTGCTATTGGTGGTGTTATTAATGATGATGCACTCAATGCTGGTATCATTACTACAGAGGAACTAGGTGCATACTTAGAAGCTAAAGATCTTGTACTGCAGCATGACTACGCTATTGCTGAGACAGCAGAGCAGATGTTTATGCAGGAACACGCAGCTAACATGAACAGCTTGGACACTGCAGTAGATAATCTTACTGCTGCTACGGCTGTAGTTATGACAGCGGTTGAAGTAGCTTCTACAGCAGCAGAGGCAGATACTAAACCTGAACAGGTTGAACTACAGGGTATGTTAGAGACAGACGCATACAGCCTTGACTCAGCAGAAGTTAATGAATACAATGAAGCTGTAGTCGCTGTTGAGACATTTGCACAACAAGCAGGTGCTTTCATGGCTGCTGCTAATAACGATGAACTTACTGCTACTGTAGACACCTATGCCGCACAGGGTAACTACATGGTAGGTAGCTACACAGCTATCACCTACACTCAGTCAGTTGATGAGTTCGTTATTACTTGGAATGACTCCGGGTTTGGTACAGGCTTTCAGGGTTACTTGACTCCTGACATGAAGAACGCCGCAGAGATCTACGCTGCAGGTGAATACATTAATGAGTATGGGGCAATGCCAACACAATGATGGACTTTGAGTTTAGCGTAGGCGGTTACAACATTAAGGGCTGGATGGTTGCAGTAGCACTTCCAGTTCTTTCTTCCGTTGCAGGTGGTGTGTGGTGGTCTTACGATACACTGCAACGCTTCTACGGTGTTGAGGCTGGTATTGCAGAGGTTGTAGATAAGTCTGCATCCTTTGACGCTAAAGCTGGTCAGCTAGACAAGCGTGTTACATCTGTAGAGACAGACGCCCAGCGCAACCTTACACAGGTTAACAATAACCTTAGTGGTGAGATTGTAGCGCTTGACTCCTTACTGCTATCTAAGTCTCAGGAGCTAGAAGCTAAGCTCGTATCTCGTATACAAACATTAGAGCAGGCTATCGCAGATAACGATGTACGTGGTTTGAACCAGAAGCTTGCCCAGCTTACTACAAACATGCAGCAGATCCTAGAGCAGCAGAAGCTGCTACTAGACCTTCGTAGCCAAGTGGATAAGGCTACAACTATTACAGATGGACTAGGCGATACGCTAGACACTCTACAAACAGAAGTAGATGATATCTGGAAAGCGTATGATGAACTAGCCGATAATCCACTATAAGGAAGTACCAATGGCACGAGCATTAACAGAAAAGCAGCAACGCTTCTTAGAAGTACTCTTTGATGAGGCTAACGGTGATGCAGTAGCAGCTAAGAAGCTTGCAGGGTATGATCCTGCTTCAAGCACTTCTGCTATTGTTGAGGCTCTCAAGGATGAGATTGGTGACAAGACACGTACTTACTTTGCTCGTACTGCCCCTAAGGCTGCTATGGCTATGGTAGGTGCTTTGTATGACCCTACAGAGTTAGGCATTAAAGAGAAGATGATTGCAGCAAAAGACTTGCTTGATCGTGCAGGACTTGGTAAGGTAGACAAAGTAGACGTAACATCTGGCGGGGGCATATTCTACCTGCCACCAAAAGAAGGTTCAAACGAATAATAATACCTGAAAGAGATCTAGGTTTTTGGCAGCTACCGTTACCGCCAAAGAACCATAACAAGAAGTGGCATACCATTGTAAGGGTAACAAAACGTATCCCCTTTGGTTACGAGCTGCATCCTGACAACGACAAACTACTTGTACCTATTGAGTCTGAACTAGAAGCTTTAGAACTTGCCAAGCGCCACTTAAAGCAGTATAGTTATCGTGCAGTAGCCCACTGGCTAAGCAGAGAAACTGGTCGTAGTATAGGCCATACAGGCTTAAAAAGGCGAATTGAAGTTGAGCAAAGACGTAAAAAAACAATTGCAATTAAACGCAAGCTTGCCAAGTGGCTCAAAGAAACCCTTGAGGAAATCGAAAAACTTGAAGCCAAAGGGGTCGGGGCATACGCAGAAATTGACAGAGACAGTTGAAGCAGTCGCCACCCCCAAAGTAGAGACTGTTCCTGCACAAGTCAAAGCTCCTGAGTATGATGTAGATGCGGCTATGGAAGTGGTATTCAAGCCAAACCCCGGCCCCCAAACCAGCTTCCTTAGTGCAGCTGAACGTGAAGTACTTTATGGCGGTGCAGCTGGTGGTGGTAAGTCCTACGCTATGTTGGCTGATCCATTACACGGTTTGAATGATCCTAACTTCTCGGGTCTACTTGTACGTCACACTACAGAAGAACTAAGAGAACTAATACAGAAGTCACAGGAGTTATACCCACGTGCAGTACCAGGAATCAAATGGTCAGAGCGTAAGTCGCAATGGATATCTCCTAGAGGTGGTCGCCTCTGGATGTCGTACTTGGATAAAGACACAGATGTTACCCGTTACCAAGGGCAGGCGTTTAACTGGATTGGTTTTGACGAACTTACACAATGGTCTAGCCCTTACGCTTGGGGTTATATGAGATCTCGCCTACGTTCTGCACATGCGTCAGACTTAGGTTTATATATGAGAGCCACAACAAACCCCGGAGGATCTGGACATGCTTGGGTTAAGAAAATGTTTATTGACCCTGAAAGAGCAGGTAAAGCTTTTTGGGCAACGGATATTGAATCAGGTGAAACAATCACCTTCCCTAAAGGCCACAGTAAAGAAGGTCAGCCTCTATTTAAAAGACGTTTTATTCCAGCCTCTCTATTTGACAATCCGTACTTATCTGACTCTGGCGACTATGAAGCAATGCTTCTCTCTCTGCCGGAGCATCAGCGTAAGCAGCTACTTGAAGGTAATTGGGACATTAATGAGGGTGCCGCTTTTCCAGAGTTTGACAGAAAAGTACATGTCGTGGACGCATTCGAGATCCCTGACTCTTGGGCAAAGTTTAGGGCTTGTGATTACGGTTATGGTAGTTACACTGGTGTTCTCTGGTTTGCTGTAGCCCCTGACGAACAAGTAATTGTGTACCGTGAGATGTATGTCTCTAAAGTTACAGCTTCTGACTTAGCAGAATTAATCTTGGAAGCAGAAGCAAAAGATGGTACAATAAGATACGGGGTGCTCGATAGTTCTTTATGGCACAACCGTGGCGACACTGGGCCTAGCTTGGCAGAGCAGATGAATCACAAGGGGTGCCGCTGGCGTCCGTCTGACAGGTCAAGAGGCTCACGTGTCGCGGGTAAAAACGAAATACACAGGCGCTTAAAGGTAGATGAGTTTACTGAAAAGCCTCAACTGGTGTTTATGAACAACTGTACTAATACTATAGCACAGATTCCTAGTATTCCTCTGGATAAGAAAAACCCAGAAGATGTTGATACTCACGCAGAGGATCACCTGTATGACGCTTTACGATATGGTATTATGACACGTCCACGTAGCAGCATATGGGATTACAACCCAGCAAAACAACGCACTGGTTTTCAAGCTAGTGATCCATCATTCGGGTATTGATAAATGGCAGAACAAGAAGAAATGTTTGAAACAGATGAAGTCGTAGCTGCTGAAGATAGCGAAGACAAAATCTTTGAAACTAAATCTAGTGTAGTAGCATTTGTAGCTGAGCGCTATAAACGTGCAGAAGACTCTCGCTATGCAGACGAAGAGCGGTGGCTTAAAGCCTATCGCAACTATCGTGGCTTGTATGGTAAAGACGTACAGTTTACAGATACTGAGAAGTCTCGTGTATTTGTTAAGGTTACTAAGACAAAGACACTTGCTGCGTATGGTCAGATTGTGGATGTGCTGTTTGGTAACAACAAGTTTCCTCTATCCGTAAACCCTTCTGTACTACCTGACGGAGTATCTGAATCTGTACACATCAACCTAGACCCTAACGCTAAAGCAGCAGGTACGGCTCTAACTGATGTAATGCAAACACAGACTGCAAAGCCTTACTTGTTAGATGGGCAAACCAAGTTAAAACCGGGTGAAACTCTTACGGATCTTTCTCGGCGCTTAGGCCCACTAACTACTAAACTTGAAGCTGTCTCAGATAAGATTGTTGAAGGTGACGGTACTACACCTACTACTATTACATTCCATCCTGCTATGATTGCAGCTAAGAAGATGGAAAAGAAGATCCATGATCAGCTACAAGAATCTGGCGCTTCTACACACCTACGCTCTATGGCGTTTGAGATGGCTCTACTTGGCACAGGTGTCATGAAAGGCCCATTCGCTGTAGATAAGGAATACCCTAATTGGAATGATGAAGGTGAGTATGAACCTCTCGTAAAGACTGTACCTGAGTGTAGCCACGTTTCTGTGTGGGACTTCTATCCTGACCCAGAAGCTAAGTCTATGAACGATGCAGAGTACGTAGTACAGCGCCACAAGATGTCACGTACGCAATTACGTGCGCTTAAAGGGCGTCCTTACTTCATGTCTGACTCTATTGGTATGGCTGTTGATAAAGGGCCAGACTATATTCAGAAGTACTGGGAAATGACTATGGAGGATGACGATACACAGCCGTCCTCTGAGCGTTGGGAAGTACTGGAGTTCTGGGGCTTTGTAGACGTAGACGTTCTTGAAGAGCATGGCGTAGACATCCCTAAGTCATTGAAAGACTTGGATGAGGTAAACTGTAACGTATGGGTATGTAACGGTGAGGTACTGCGCTTTGTACTTAACCCATTCAAACCTACACGTATCCCTTACTATGCTGTACCTTATGAGCATAACCCTTACAGCTTCTTTGGTGTAGGTATCGCTGAGAACATGGATGACACACAGACGTTGATGAATGGCTTTATGCGTATGGCTATTGACAACGCTGCACTGTCTGGTAACCTTATCATTGAAGTAGATGAGACTAACATGGTTCCCGGTCAAGACTTATCTGTGTACCCAGGCAAGGTCTTCCGCCGCCAAGGTGGTGCTCCGGGTCAAGGCATCTTCGGTACTAAGTTCCCGAATGTTGCACAAGAGAACATGCAACTGTTTGATAAGGCACGAGTATTAGCAGATGAGAGTACTGGATTCCCTAGCTTCGCTCACGGACAAACCGGAGTATCTGGCGTTGGGCGTACAGCTTCTGGTATTAGTATGCTTATGTCTGCTGCTAACGGTTCTATTCGGACGGTAGTTAAGAACGTAGATGACTATCTTATCCGCCCCTTAGGTAAAGCTTTCTTCTCATTTAACATGCAGTTTGACTTTGATAGTCAGATTCGTGGTGACTTAGAGGTACACGCTTCTGGTACAGAGAGCTTGATGGCTAACGAAGTACGGTCACAGCGCTTGATGCAGTTCTTGCAGGTTGCACAGAACCCAGTACTAGCCCCCTTCGCTAAGATGGACTACATCATCCGTGAGATTGCTAAGTCTATGGATCTTGACCCAGACAAGGTTACCAACTCCATGCAGGATGCTGCTATCCAAGCTGAGATCCTAAAAGGCTTTCAGGCTCCCGCACAGCCCCCTGCAGGGCCGGAAGGTGTAAACATGCCCCAAGGTAGCCCAGCACCAGAAGGACAGGCTCCACAGGGCGTACAGGACACCTCAGGCGGTGGTGGCTCTCAGATAGGTATCGGTACTGCGCCTACACCGGGTGAGCAAGGGTTCACTGGTAATGTCGCTTAAAAAGCTAGTTAACGATAAACAGATATGGGATGCGTTTCTTGTTGAGATTGAGGAGCGCATCTCCGTACAACATCGTAGCATGGAAACTGTAACAGATCCAGCAGAGCTATACAGGCATCAGGGTGCTTTACGTGCCTTACGCAATCTACAATACTTGAGGGACAAAGTAAATGGATGAACAAATGGAAATGGCCTTCGGTGATGAAGGTGAACGTGTAGATCCTGTGTCAGGCAATGAAGTACCCATCGGCTCTATGCCAGAAGAAGTACGTGATGATATCCCCGCTCAACTGAGTGAAGGTGAGTATGTTGTACCTGCTGACGTAGTACGTTACTATGGCGTTAAGTTCTTTGAAGATCTACGTAATGATGCTAAGATGGGCTTTTCTGAAATGGAAGCTAATGGTCGTATCGGTGGTGAGCCTATCGGTATGGAGGTTGTCGAACCTCAAGATGACCTAGACATTATGTTTGAAGATTCTGACTTTGAAGTAGTAGATGGTTATGCAGAAGGTGGTGTAGTGAGTGCAGCTTCTGACATCCTCTCTGGTCAAGCTGGTGGTCTTATGGAGTACCGCCTGTATAAAAACCCTGCTGGAGAAGAGATTACCATCATGTTCTTTAATGGTATGCCTATGTCTCTCATACCAGAGGGTTATGTACCTGTTGTTACAGACACCGACATTGCTGAAGCAGAAGCTGCAGAAGAAGGTAATGTTGCTGCATCTAGTGTTGCAGAACAGCAACCCATCTATGCAGAGCAGGCTCAACCTAGTGGCGGGGACAGTGATGATAGAACTGTCGCTGACATGCCTAAACCAGAAGCGATTAACTATAAAGAGTTGACACCTGACGAGTTACGAGATATGGTTAAGCAAGGCCAAGAACTAGCACCTCGCACAATACCTATGATTGCAGGCTTGCTTAACCCTTTTGCAGGACTAGCTATTAAAGCAGCTATGTGGCACCAATCAACTCAAGTTGAGAATGAATTAAAGCGTAGGCTTAAAGAAGAGGATTTATCTGACTACGATAAAACTTTCTATGAAGACCTCCTAGAAATACAGGAAGGGGATAAGCCTAGCCTAGCTGATAAGCTGTTTAAAGATCAGAGTGAAGCAGAGGCTGTTCTAGGTAGGGACTATCTCTCACCTGCTCAAGTAGACGCTGAAGCTATTGATGCTAGTGTAAGAGCAGCGTTTGCAGGAGAGATGCCTACTGGTATGGCACCTATTGCTCCAGATGAACCTATTGAGGTTACCTCTTTAGATGATGAGCCTGGTGCTAGAGACTACAAAGGCCCATTAGCAGGTCTTTCCCCTATGTTAGATACTAAAGGTGGAACACCTGAGCCTTATGTATATCAGCCAGAAGCACCTACAGTTACAACACCAGAAACAGATAACGCAAGTGCTTTCCTAGCTTCTGAAGATGCAGTAATTGCAGATCAACGCAGAGATACTATTAATAAACTTATGGCTGAAAAGAAAGCAGAACGTGAGGCTAAAATAGCAGAGATCGAGGCCCAAATAGAAGCACAGGAAAAAGCTGTTGCCGCCGCACAAGCACGAGCACGAGCAGCAGCCGCCGCACAAGCACAAGCAAGCGCTCAGGCATCCTTGGCTAGGGCTGCAGCTTCCAACAACAATAACAACGATACTGATACATATCAAACAGCCATGGCTAATGCTAGAGCAGCTGCAGCTACTAGAGAAAGAAACAAAGCTGCAGGCTTAGGCGCACAAACTAAGAAGGGTAGCCTTGCAGGTTCTAAATCAGGATACTTTGACTAACAACTACTAGACTACCATATAACTATAAGGCTACCCAGCTAAGGCTGGCCCCAACATAAGGAGAAAAACATGTCGGAAGCCATTCAAACCAACTCAATGTCTCACAAACGGAACTTGTCTCGTGTACAACGTGATGAGGATGAGCTACGGGAACTGCTTAAACAAGCAGGTGTAACACAAGATGAAACAGAAGAAGAAGCTGTTGAAGCGGAACCCGATAGCTCAGAGCCTAGCGAACCCTCAGTTCAGGCAGAGAGTGTTACCAAACAAGAAGAAGAACCAAAAGCTGAAGCACAAGAAGAAGATCTGAGTGCTGAAGAAAAGAACTTCAAAAAGCGTTATGGTGATCTACGCCGCCACACTCAAGAGAAAGAGAAAGAGTTTCAGGCTCAGCTTGATAAGCTACAGTCTCAACTTGAGGCGGCTACTAAGAATGAGCTTGTACTACCTAAGTCAGAAGACGAAGTAGAGGCTTGGGCTAAGAAGTACCCAGACATTGCAGGTATCGTAGAAGCAATCGCTGATAAAAAAGCTAGTGAGCGTTCCTCAGACCTAGATGGGCGTTTAAAGGAGATTGAAGCTCTACGAGCTACAGCTAAACGAGAGAAGGCAGAAGCAGAGTTAATCTCTATGCACCCTGACTTTCAAGAGATTCGTGCTGATGATGCGTTTCACGCTTGGGCAGAGAAGCAACCTAAAGTTGTACAGGATGCCCTCTACGAGAATAGTGAAGACGCTAAGTCTGTTGCACGTGTTATTGATCTTTATAAAGCAGATCAAGGTATTAAGACTAAGGTAAGCTCTAGCTCAGACAAAGCAGCTGCATCCTCAGTTAAAGCTAAAGGACGTTCTACACCTGACACAGATGACTCAGCTAAGTACATCAGGGAGTCACAGGTAGCTAAAATGTCCATGAAGGAATACGAGAAGCGCATGGAAGAGATCTTTGATGCTCAGCGCTCTGGTAAATTTATTTACGATGTATCAAAGAAATAAGTTGACAATACTTGTATCGTAGATAAAACTATAGGCATGTACAGTGTCAGGCATTAACTGCCTGTACATGCTTTTCAATAAGCACTAGCCACACGAAGAACTACCTCTGAGTATAGGCCCAGCGCTTGAAGGACGGCCATCCTGATAGCAACGCTGACTACCCTAAAACAACGAGCCTCTTTTATTGTGGATATGTAGTGTCTAAATCTCACGCCATATCTATAAAGGAGAATTATTATGGCTATTGGAACCGCTGGTGGTGGCTTTGACGGGAACTTCTCCCCGATTATCTACTCCAAACAAGCACAGATTGCACTTCGCCGTGCAGCTGTAACTAACGCAATCACAAACAACTCTTACTTTGGTGAGATTGCAAACCAAGGCGATACAGTTCGCATTCAAAAAGAGCCAGACGTAACCGTCAACGCTCTGCAGCGTCACACAGGCATCTCAGTAGAGAAGCTTGATGACTCTGACTTCTCTTTGACCATCGACAAAGCAAACTACTTTGCATTCAAGATGGATGACATTGAAGAGCAGTTCGCAAATGTTGACTTCACATCTTTGGCCGCTGACCGTGCTGCATATAAAATGGCAGACGCAATGGACACAGACGTATTGTCTTACCTTTCTGGTCACACAACTGCTGGTGCTTTCATCACTACTACTTCCGGTGATGCACAAGGTACTGCTGGTTTGACTGGTGAATACTTCACTGCCAACCACTTGGACGCAACTGACTTCGGTAACTTGACCATTTCTGGTACAGCTACTGCAGGCGACTCCGTTCCATTGGCTCCACGTTTGCCAGGTGCAACTGCCCTGTCAGCTACAACTGTTTCCCCATTGACCGTACTTGCACGTATGGCTCGTAAAATGGATCAAGCAAATGTAGAATCCCGTGGTCGTTGGGTTGTTCTCGATCCAGTATTTATTGAGATGCTGAAAGATGAAGACTCACGTATGCTGAACGGTGACTTCGGTGGTGCTGGCCTGCAAAACGGTCTGGTGTTGAACAACATTCACGGCTTCCGTGTTTATCAGTCCAACGCTTTGCCTGCTGCTGGTACAGGTGCTGGTACATCCGGTACAACTGCACAGTCCACTAACTACGGTGTTATCGTAGCTGGTCAAGACGATGCTGTTGCTTCTGCTGAGCAGATCAACAAAGTTGAGAACTACCGTGACCCAGACAGCTTTGCTGACATCGTGCGTGGTATGCACCTCTATGGCCGCAAGATCCTGCGTCCAGAGGCACTCCTCACAGCACGTTACAACGCTGCTTAAACTACCTAGAGTTGGGGCTGGCTTTACGCTGGCCCCTTCCCTCTTATTACAGGGCATATGAAATGGCAACTTACATTACATTGGTAAACGAATTACTTCGTAGGCTTAATGAAGTCACTATTAACGTGTCCGACTTTGACGGTGTTAGAAACGTACAAGCTATTGCTAAAGATGCTGTTAACTCATCTGTACGTGAGATATTGCAAGAGGCACAAGAGTGGCCTTTTACATTAGTTACGTATACACAGGTTCTAGCTGCAGGTACTAACACTTACGACTTCCCCGCTGACTTCTCTAAAGCAGACTGGGAAACATTCTATCTTAAAGCTGTTGAGGGCGCTGCCCCTAGCACACTTCCTGTACTCACTTATGAGATGTACACACGCATGTACCGTGCTGCAGAGGATAGCAGTGGTTCAGATGGACGTGGTGTACCCACTAGAGTATACAAGACTATGGAAGACAAGTTTGGTGTAACTCCCGTGCCTGATAAGGCTTACGAGGTAGAGTTTCGCTATTGGAAGTACCCTACAGACCTAACCTTGGCAGAAGATGTGTGTGTTATCCCAGATCGGTTTAAACACATTATTACTGATGGTGCTATGATGTACATGATGCGTTTCCGCTCCAATGAGCAGTCTGCAAATGTGCATCAAGATAAATTCCTTAAAGGCATTAAGACTATGCGTAGGCTTATCGTGGATAGTCCTACTGAGCTATACTCTACAGTACGCAATAACACTGTAACAAAAAGTACATTCTAAATGGATAATCTCAGAACGCACCTTACTGTTTGCGCTGGTGGTTTGGTCACTAACGTAGACCCTATCACGCAAGCGTCTGCGCTAAGCGGTAGTGCTATTCGTATGATTAACTACGAACCTGCTCTGTCTGGTGGGTATCGCCGTATCAGTGGCTTTCAGAATGACTTTGGTACAGTTACAGGCACAGGCCAGGTTCTTGGTGTTAATGTAAATGGTAACATTCATGATGGTATTTTTGCTTGCAGAAAACCTACTTCTGGGTATAACTATCTACACAAGTGGAACAATGGAACGACTAGCTGGGATGCTGTAACTTCTGCTGGTACACCAGACATGACAAATGTTAGTCGTGTACGGTTTGTTAACTACAACTGGTCTGGTGAAGTTATGCTTCTCACAGATGGTCAGAACCCTGCAGCTACTTATGATGGCACTACTTACACTCAGCTTACTCATGCAAATGCCCCTACTAATCCTAAGTTCGCAGAAGAGTTTGCCTCTCACATATTCTTAGCTGGTGATTCTAGCGACCCATACAACCTACACTTTAGTGCTCCTTTGAATGCTGTAGACTTTAGCCCTGCAAATGGGGCTGGTGTTATTAACGTAGGCTATACCATTACAGCTATTAAGAAATTCCGTAATGAGTTGTTTGTCTTTGGTGCTAACACTATTAAGAAAGTAGTAGGTACTAACTTAGCTGACTTTCAATTACAGAGTGTTACATCTAACTTAGGTTGTGTTGCTCCTGATACTGTAGTAGAATTTGGTGGTGACCTCCTGTTCTTAGGGCCAGATGGTATACGCCCTATTTCTGGTACGGATCGTATTGGTGACGTTGAGCTTGCTCCCATATCTAAAGAAATACAAGACATCTTTGATAATTACTACTTGTCAGAAGATATTGTAGATGTTAGTATTGCTGTAATCCAGCGTAAGTCTCAGTTCAGGTTCTTCTTTAAGAACGATGCTTCTTTGTCTTTGATTGGCGCTATACGTAAAAGCCAAAACAAACAGAGTATCTTTGAGTATAGTCAGCTTATCGGCATTGAAGCTAACTGTGTATCTAGTGGCTTTATCGGTCAGTACGAATATGTTATACATGGTGATGCAGCAGGTAAAGTACACAGACAAGAACGTGGTACATCATTTGATGGGCAGGATGTATTTAGTCTTTATCAAACACCCTACTACTACATGGAAGACCCAGAGATACGTAAGAATATCTATAACATCCACACGTACCTACGATCAGAGGGTACTACAGAAGTCTTTGTAGGCGTTTCGTATGACTATGATGATGTAAACACTAACAACCCAACTACATATGACTTCTCTACAGAAGGTGCGGCAGCACTATACGGTACAGCCATTTATGACTCTGGTGACATCTTCGATGGTAACCCTTCACCTAAAAAACTAACCAATGTATCTGGCTCAGGTAACTCTGTTTCTATTAGTTACGTAACCAATAATCAAAGTGCAAGTCATACTATTCAAGCTATTACGCTTACGTATGGCACAGCAGACAGGAGATAAACCGTGGCAGGTTATACAAGACAATCTACAGCAGACATCATTCCTACCGCAACGGTACGTGCTGCTCCTATTAACGCTGAGTATAACGCTCTACGTGATGCCTTTGCTGCTACAGGCGGTCACAAGCATGACGGTACAACAGGTGAAGGTGAATACGTACCCCTGATTGCTGACCTAGATGCTAACAATAAAGTACAGGTAAACACAGGTTCAAACACTGTAGACTTCTACGTTGAAGTAGCTGGTGTACCTGTAGAACAGATTAGTATTCGTGATGGTGTTATCCGCCCTATCACAGACAATGACATTGACCTTGGTGCTACAGGTTCTGAGTTTAAAGACTTGTACATTGATGGCATCGGTTACATTGACACACTTGCAGTACATGAAAATGCTACAGTAGCTGGCACTCTTAACGTAACTGGCGTTATCACTGCACCTGCTGGTGTCGTAGCTAATATCACAGGTAACTTGACAGGTAACGTAACAGGTGATATTACTGGTGATTTGACTGGTAATGTTACATCCACTGGCACTTCTACCTTCTCTGATCTTGATGCAGTTGACCTTTCTGCCACAGGTACAACAGTCATTACATCTGGTGACATTAACTCTGGTACTATTGACAACTCAGTTATTGGTGCAGCTACACCTGCCGCTGGTACATTCACTACTCTTAACGCTAACACAAGCCTGACTGCAGCTACTGCAGACATTAACGGTGGTACTATTGATGGTACTACTATTGGTGCTACTAGCCACACTACTGGTAAGTTCACTACACTGCAGTCCACAGGCCAAGCTACACTTAATACTGTAGACATCAACGGTGGTAACATTGACGGTACTGTAATCGGTGCTGTAGGTACTGCCGCTGGTAGCTTCACTACACTGACTACCTCTGGTCAAGCTACACTAGCTACAGCGGATATTAATGGCGGTACTATTGACGGAGCCACTATCGGTGCAAGCTCTGCGTCTACTGGTGCCTTCACTACAGTAACGGCCTCTGGTGGTGTTACAGCTAACCTAACAGGTAACGTGACTGGTAATGTTACGGGTAACCTGTCGGGTGGTACTGTAACAGGAAATGTAACAGGTGACCTTACAGGTAATGTAACTTCTGCTGGTACATCCACATTCAACAACGTGACCATTGATGGTACACTGAACATGAATGCTGGTACAACTGCTACCATCACTAACCTTACCTCACCTACTAATACAAATGATGCAGCCACTAAGGGCTATGTAGACACACAAGTATCTAACCTCGTAGATTCAGCACCGGGTACACTCGATACTCTTAATGAGCTTGCTGCAGCTTTGGGTGATGACCCTGACTTTGCTACTACAGTAACCAACAGCATTGCCACTAAGCTTCCTCTTGCTGGTGGTACAATGACTGGTGCTATTGCCATGTCCACTAATAAGATCACTGGTGCAGGTGATCCTACAGCGGCACAGGACGTAGCTACAAAAGTATATACAGACACACAGCGTGATACCCGTGTAGCTAAAGCTGGTGATACTATGTCTGGCAACCTTGCAATGGGTTCCAACAAAGTAACTGGCTTGGCTGCTCCTACAGATGCTAACGATGCTACATCTAAGACATACGTTGATGGTATCCTTGGTAGTGCCACTGCCGCTAGTGCAAGTGCCGCTGCAGCAGCTACATCTGAAAGCAATGCAGCAACAAGCGAAACTAATGCAAGTAACTCAGCTAGTGCTGCAGCTACCAGTGAAGCTAATGCCGCTGCATCCTATGATAACTTTGATGACCGTTACCTTGGAGCTAAGTCTACCGCACCAACAGTAGATAATGACGGTGATGCACTTGTTATTGGTGCTTTGTACTTTAACAGTACTACAAATATTATGAACGTATATGGTTCTAGTGGTTGGCAGTCTGCTGGTTCTGCTGTCAATGGTACATCTGATCGTAACACTTACACTGCCACTGCAGGTCAGACAGTCTTTGCTGCTACCTATGACACTGGCTATGTAGATGTGTACCTCAACGGTGTTAAACTTATTGCTGGTACTGACTTCACTGCCACTAACGGTACAAGCATTACGCTTACCACAGGTGCTGCAGTCAATGACGTAGTGGACATCGTAGCTTACGGTACATTCGTAGTTGCAGATCACTATACCAAACTACAGTCAGATGCACGTTATGTTGAAGTAGCTGGCGATACTATGACTGGTGGTCTTAATATTACAAGCGGTAACTTGGGGATTGGCACGAGTTCGCCTAGTGAATTAATTTCTGTTGAAGGTGTTGTAGGGGCAAATGCAGACGCACCCTATATTGCTCTTTCTGCCGGGAGGCCAACAGACAGGTACAGTGCTATTGGTTTAAACAGGGGTGGTACATCTAATCAAGTTGGATTGTCTTTTTATACAACGAACAACCTTGATACCCCCACTGAGAAGATGCGCATAGACAGCAGCGGTAATCTCTTGGTAGGTAAGAGTGTTACTACTTTTGCAAATAATGGTATTGCATTAAAAAGTAGCGGTGAAACAAATATTACTAGAAATGATGGTGTTCCAGTATACATTCGCAGGAACACGTCAGATGGGGACATTGTTCAGTTTTGGAAAGACGGCACCACGGTGGGGAGTATTGCTTCTGGAAGTTCTGGCAACGAATTTAAGTGGTACGGTGCATTTGCAAGTGGCGCAGGATTAGGTATTTACTCAAATGTTTCTGTCAGGCCACTAAGCAACACTGGTGCAGCCGCAGATGGCACTGTTACTCTAGGCCATTCATCACAACGCTTCAAAGACCTCTACCTCTCTAACTCTGTTCAAATTCATGATTCTGAGGGGCAGCAAGGACGTTTTAGCGTATTTGGTAATAGTACTTATTTAATGTCTGCAACAGATTTGCAGTTCAGAACTGGCGGTTTAAACGCTGCGGATGAAGCCATGCGCATCGACAGCAGCGGTAATGTTGGGATTGGCACGAGTTCGCCTACAACAACCCTTACTCTAGACAGTGGTGGAACCCCCACCACCCTCAAAATAGATAGCCTCACTGAAAGTTCTATTGATTTTGATGATAAAGGTGGCTCTTCAAAACGATACAAGATTGGCACAAACATAAGCAGCAATGACGGTCAGTTTGAGTTTAAAGACATGACCGCAAACGCAGAACGTATGCGCATCGACAGCAGCGGTAACTTGCTGGTGGGGACTACTGATAACCTGCCTGTCACCAATAATGACGTAAGCGGTATTGCACTTCGTGCAGACGGTAACGCACAGTTTTCTCGTAGTGGTGCTGCAACAGCACGGTTTAATCGTGGAATCTCTGATGGCGAGATTGTCAGTTTTAGCAAAGACGGCACCAGATCGGAAGAGCGTCGTGTAGGGAAAGAGTGAAGAACTAGGTCGTCGCGGTATCAATGGAAAATATCAGCGATCTAGCAAGGAAACAGCAGAGTATAGTACAGCACACCACAA